TGCATAATACCTGCATAATTTGACGGCATAGGGGTAGTTTTCATAGGAGTAAACATGGCAAAATATGAACAGTATACGTATAAGAAAGGGGTTAGACCCGCTGGGGAACCTTCGGCTAGCACCAATTTCCGGGATGCGTCACCACGACCACAATCGGTTGGACCATCACGTAGAATTCATCGTGTAGCAGATACGTCTGTTGCACCTGTTGCTCCTGTGAAAACACCTACTAAGACAGTAAGTAAATCTGAAAAAACCGAGTAGGGGTTTGTTTTGCAACTAGGCACTATGCGTACTTATATCCGTGATGTGGTGGATATAGACACACAGGATGTAGCGGATACTGTCCTGAACGAATTTATTCGTGAAGGGTATGATCTGATTGTTTATTCTGAAAAACGTTGGTCGTTTTATGAAACGGCTATAACTTTTCCTACAGTCAGTGACCAAAAAGATTATACGTTATCGGAAATAACTACCACTGGAACACCGGCTATGAGTATCGTTCACGATGGTGTTAATTTCACTGGTGGTTCTGCACCAACTAATCTAAGTTTAAGAGAAATTGCTGCAATGAGAACAGACAATCACGTTTTAGAATTTATAGGTTACGATGTCGGTGACATTATTTATCCTATAAATATGAGTTCGGGTGGGACACCATACTATTTTTCGATGTGGAATCAGGGTCAAAGCGCTTCTTTGGCGGTGAGTGGTCAATCAATCAGGTTGTACCCCACACCTTCTGGTGTGCAGACACTTTATGTCAGGGGTTACCGTAACCCAGTTGATTTTGCTGGTCAGACACCGATATATCGTAACGCGATATCAGATGCTGACACTCCAGATTTGCCTCTAGCGTTTGATAATGTTTTAGCGTTGTACGCTATTTATAGGTGTTACCAGCAGCAAGAAGATGCTGGTATGGGGCAACAGTATTACGCCCAGTTTATTAGCGAGTTGGAAAATCTTCGTGCTAGGTTTGAAGACACTCCTGCTCCACAGCCTGTGTTGTTAAATTCGGTTAATGCTAGCAGGTGGCGTTCTCAATCTATTCTTCCCAATCGTTTACGTTATTCGTGGGAATGGTAAATGGTTTTACAAGTATCTTTACCTCCTCCTCCAACTACTGAATCGTACCGTTACGATGAGAAATCTAATTTCACTGGCGGTTTAAACTTTAGGGCTGATCAGTTTAATCTTGGTGAGACTGAATCTCCTGAGATGTTGAATGTTTCTGTTGATCCTAGGGGTGGTGTGCGTCGCAGGGATGGTATTAAGCGTATTAACCCTACTGCGATTACTAATGATATTACGGGTTTGAATGTTCATTATGAATCTGGTCAGAATCAGGTTTTGGCAAGTGTTTATGACAGTGTAAAAGCCACAACAGTGATGATGTATAACGATAATGCTGATGGTAATTTTGATGGCACTATTCAATATGGTGGTGCTGATGTAGAGTTTGCTGGTGATCGTTCTCCACAGGGTGTGACTTTTAATAATTTTACTTATTACACTAATGGTTCTCCTATAACTGCTCCTGCTAACATTCCTGCTTATAGTGTGTTGCGTTGGGATGGAACCACTGCTGTTATGGGACTATGGAATTATGGTAACGGTTTTTTCCCTTGTGCTAGGTATGTTGCTACATGGAATGAAATGGTGTGGGCAGCACATTTAACAGAAACTACTCAGGACGATAACCCTAATCGGGTTCGTTTTTCTAAAACTAATGATGGTGATGATTGGAGTGAAAACGATTATATAGATATTGATTTGGGTGAAGATGGGGATTTTATAACGGGAATCATTTCCGATCAAGATCGTCTTTTAGTGTTTAAACAGAACGCTGTTTACGCTATTTACGGTTTTGATAGAGACACTTTTGAAGTGCGTAATCTTACAAGAGCGGTGGGTAACCGTGATGGTTGTAAACCTACTGTTGGTAGACAGGGAATCTTTTTTTGGTATGCGGAACAGGGAGTGTATCTGTTACAAAACCCTGACAATGAGCCTGTGTATGTGTTTGAACGCATATATCCTGCTATGACTCATGATCTTGGCAATCCTGCTTTGACTTTAGATAATGCTCCTTCTTTAATGTGGTATGATGAGAAACTGTGGGTTTCAGTTGATTATTTGTCGGCTGAAAACATTTCTGAATCTCAACAAGTAAACCGTAGAAACGTGTTTATGTGGGATCCTAGTTTAGGTAACACGGGTGCATGGGTGCGTTATGACATTAATGCTCGTGCAATGTTGTCGTATCGTCCTAGTGGTGAGGCTCATTCTCCTATAGCGGTTGTATCTGAGATAGAGGCGGGTGCTGCTTATAATCCTGTAAGGATAGCGAAAATAGATCAGAATGTGGACACTGACGATTATGGTGCTGCTGCTGTTAATGTTATTAATTCTTATTATCAGACCAGTTGGTTTGAAGGTAACCGTCCTACGTTTTTGAAGAGATGGGGCAAAACAAGAACTGTTTTGCTGTCTGATAACAGTGTTGCTTTAAGCATGTATGCGTACAAAGACTACAATTTGGCATCCGCTTCGCAAGTCCAATCAGGTACTTTCACTGGGATAGTGCAGGCTACTTGGGATTCTGATCCTACTGGTTCCGGTAACGGTGTATGGGATACGTCTGAATGGGCGCAAGAAGGCACTACTGACAAGTATTTGGTTGTCCGTTGGGGGTCAATTGGGACAGCGAAGGCTATTAGTTTGAGGTTTGCGTCATTTCCTGCTGCTGACGCTACGGGCAAGTGGGGTGTGACTTCTGTTGTTGGCATGTATAGAACTAGGAGATTACGTTAAATGGGAGCGATAGTACCACCTAATACTTTCTCTGCTGGGGCTAAGATTGTAGCCACCCAGATGAACGCTAATTTTACTAGCATTGTTGATTGGGCGGCTCAAACGCCCACATTGTCTGTTGGTGGTTCTTTAACTACAATTGCGGGTACTCTTCTTCAAGTTCAGGCTAGTACTTTTCAGGCTGCGGCTACTTTTCAGGGTGCTAGTCCAATAGAGTTTACTGGTGCTACTACTGGTAATGGGCATACTACTACTTTTGCTATTACAGATCCTAGTTCGGACAAGATTATTACGTTCCCTGATACGACTGGAACAGTAGCCCTTACTTCTGACATCACTTCTACTCAGTGGAATGATGCTAATAACATTCTTACTAACTCGGTTTTCAATTAAAGGAAAGGCAATATGGCAACATATTCAAAAATAGACCTATCGGCTTCAACTGATGGCATAGGCATTCTCGTAGATGATAATGCTACAGCAGGAAAGTTGATTCACGCAGGTGATAGCACAGCAACGACATACGATGAAGTGTGGATTTACGCTACAAACATTTCGGCTGCTGACAAAAAACTAACCATTGAATACGGTAGCACTACAGTAATTATTGAAGTTACTGTTACTACTGAAGCAGGGTTATCTCTTGTGATACCCGGATTAGTTATTAAAGGTAATGCTTCACCTGTAGAGATTAGGGCTTTTGCGGCAGATACTAGTTCTATCTGCTTGTTTGGTTACGTAAATAGAATAACTGCTTAAGAGGTCTTATAGTGTTTCGACAAGATAGGACTAACCCTAGCACTGCGGTTTCAACGTGGAAGGGTCGTAAGGATTTGGCTAAGGCTAATCCGTCTACGGCTGTTTCTAATTGGTTGAATGGTGGTTTGGCTGGCGGCGGTGGTTTCAGCGCTTATGGTGGGATTATCACTCAGTATGAGGATTCTGGTACAACATATCGTGTTCATGCTTTCAGGGGTACTGGCACGTTTACTGTCACGGCTGGTTCCGCTGACGTTGATTATCTGATAATCGCTGGCGGTGGTGCAGGTGCTTTCAGTTATCAAGGCGCTGGTGGTGGCGGCGCTGGCGGTGTAAAAACAGCAACAGGTCTTACTGTTGATGCTGCTTCTAGTCCTTACACTATTACTGTTGGTGCTGGAGGAGATCAAACATATGAAGCAAACGGTGGTAACAACTCGGTAGCCCTTGGTGTAACTGCCACAGCAGGTGGTGGCGGTGCCAATTCATCAGGTGAAGAAGATGGTGGTTCTGCTGGTGGTGGAACAGGTGCAGGTTATGCTGCTGGTTCTACCACTGATGCCGCTCAAGGTAATGATGGTGGTGCTTACGCTACACATGCAAGTTACAAGGCTGGCGGTGGCGGTGGCGGTAAAGGAGGCGCTGGTTCAAACGGCGTTCTTTGGAATGGTGCCGCTGGTGGTGCAGGAGCGACAGGTTATGGGATAGGTAGTGCTACCCCACTTTATGCTGGTGGTGGCGGTGGAGCAGGTTGGATTAACTCTTTGAATGCTGGTTCGGGTGCAGGTGGCACAGGCGGCGGTGGTAAAGGCGGCGCATACCACGCAGCAGATGTTCAGACTGTGGCAAACACGGCTGGTGTACCTAACACAGGTAGCGGCGGCGGTGGTGGTCGGTCTGGTAGTGCAACGTCTATCCCTGCAACGGGTGATGGCGCTACTGGTATTGTTCTAATCAGATATGCGGTGGCAGTATGACAACTACTACTAATACTGATGCTCCTGCATACTTGGTTGATGGTGTTCTCACTGATGTTGAAGCGTGGGTTCCTTTACAATCACACGTTTTAGGGGCAGATGCTACAGGTGTAACTTTTCAATCTTCGACTGGTGCTAACGACTGGTCACAGTACATGGATTTGAAAGTAATCGCTTACTGTCAAACCAATACAGAAATTTATGGCATTATGCGTTTTAATAATGATGCTGCTACTAATTACAACACTCAAAGCCTGAAAGGTGATGGTTCTACTGCTACTGCTTCCAACTGGGATAATCAAAGCCAAGTTCATTGCGGTTTTTGCACTAAAACTGCTGACGGAGCAAATATTTTTACTGCCCAAATAAGTACCATATTTGATATCAATTCAGGAAAATGGAAAACAGTAGAGAATATAAGTGGTAGCGATCAAAATGGCGCTGGGGTTGTGGAATGGCTCACTAGCGTATGGCGAAACCAATCGGCTATTACAGAAATAGATTATCTAGGTTGGACAGGCGATTGGAAGGCTGGTTCTCGTTTTGATTTGTTTGGGATTCTCCCAAGGATGGTGACAGCATAATGGCTATTATCGAAGCAATCGCAACAACATATTTGGAGGCTGATGCAGCGTCAGTGACATTTGACGACATCCCTTCCACTTATGAACATTTACAAGTACGAATCTCAGCGCGTGACGTTAGTAATGATGTTTTTGAGAGCGTCTACTTGCAACTTGGTGACACAGGTCATTCGCCTGTGGACACAGGTACGAACTACTCTCGGTGTTATATGTACGGTACTAGCAGTACAGCAACGGCAGCCGCTCAGACAGGTTCTAGTGACATCTGGTTGGGAAAGATCGCTGCGGCAACATCTAACTCGGGTTCTTATGGTTCTCTGATTATCGACATTCTTGACTATGCGAATGCCAACAAGAACACATCAGTCGCGGGGTCTAATTCCAGCGGTACAGGAACTTATGTCCGTCTTACAGGGGGAGTGTGGGATGACACTTCGGTTGTGAATGCTGTTCTCATCAAGGGAAACGGAAATGTTGTTCGTGGCACAGAGATGACCCTCTACGGAATAAAGAGTTCATAATGGCTGTTTGGAATGTTATAGATCACACAGAATTATCAAGTGGTGCTAACTCTTATACAAAGAGTTCAATACCTGATACATACGACCATCTTTGTTTCATAGCATCTGCAAGAACGGACGCTTCTGTTCATACAGATTACTGTGAGTTTTATTTGAATAATGACTCTACAACTACCAAATACTCACAACTGTATATAAGTTCAGGTTCAAGTACCGTTGGTTCATCTAAGGCTCTGAGTTCTAGCGCAACTTTAGGATTCGGTGGGGAAGTTTGTGGGGCTTCAGCATTAGCAGATACTTTCAGTACTGTAAAACTGTGGATACCTTCTTATGCTAACTCGACAAACTATAAACAAATTGTGGGTGAGATTTGCACACCTAATAGTGACACAACAAACTATCGGTGGAATACGTATGTTGCTGACACATTGTTTTTAGACACTTCTGCTGTAGATCAGTTTACATACATGGTTTATGGGGGTAGCGACAATTTTGTGCAATACAGCACTTTTACACTATATGGAATAAACGGAGCAGGATAATGGCAGAGCCAAGATATAAGGTCGTGAACGGTGAGTACATCGAACTCACGGCAGAAGAATTACAAGAAATGGAAGACAGACGAGCGGCAGCGGATCTGGATTTTATGTTTGTCAGGGGGCAACGTGACTCAATGTTACGTGACACTGACTGGACTCAAATAGCAGACGCAGCATTAGGTGCGCACACTGCTGAGGAATGGGCGACATACAGGCAAGAACTACGCGACCTACCTAGCAAACACAGCAAGGTGTCCGAAGTTGTTTTCCCTGATGATCCACCTTCTGCTGTAGGCAAGCCTACCGCAGAGGAAATAGCAGCGGCAGAAAAAGCAGAAGCAGAGCAAAAAGCAGCAGCCGAGTAATGACTGTCGTATACCAGCCCACACAAAAAATGTTAGGTGAGAATGCTAGCGCTATCGAATTTGAGTTGTTTAAAATCCAAGAAAAATTGGATGATTTAGAAACCCGCGTAACGGCGTTAGGCGGATAGGAGAAACATGTCAGGAATAAGATACAACGCCTCACAGTACGGGTCGTCTGTAGGTGACCAACAGTTAACAGTATCTACTGTGGCTGTTGCTTGCACAGCCGCAACTGGTGCTATTGCGGCAATGATAACAAACGGTGCTGAACCAATCAGAGTCAGGTGGGGAACCCCGACTGCTTCTGTGGGTCACTATTTGAATCCATACAGCGTTATGGATTTGTACCAAGACGATTTAACAGATGTGAAGTTCATCAGGGCTGGGTCTTCAGATTCTGATATTCAGATCACATACTTTGGATAGGGAGTGTTGCAATGAGCGTACAGAGAATAAACCAACGTATCACACAGACCAGTACGGGCGACATTTCGGATGTAACTGCTGGTACTGCTCTCAGCGGCGGTGGGTCGGAGGGGGCTGTTGTGTTAAATGTTGTTGTAGACACCGCTACTCTTGTCATTGCGGGTCAGGTTTTTAACTAGTGGCTCGTTTAACAGCGGCGCAACGCAGACGTTTACCTAAAAGCGATGAGCAGCGGGCTATTCGTAGAAAAATAGCGCAAAAGTATCCTAGTATCGCTCAGACTCGCAGCAGGTAAATATGGCTTATAATCCTTTGTCGTCAGGTTTCAATGTTCAAGATCCTTATGGGATCTCTCCTAGTCAACGCCTTAAAACGGCGTTGAATAAGACGACTATGGATAGACGCAATGTGGGTACTGGTTATGATCGTCAACGTTACGATTTGGGTCAGGCTCAGAAAGCGGCTGTTCCTCAGATTGGTGAACAGTTTATTTCTCGTGGTATTTATGATTCTGGTTTAAGAAAAAAGGCTCTGGCTCAACAGTTGGCTGCTTTTGATCGTGCGAGGTCTGAGGCGGCTACGGCTCAGAATCGTGCGATTTTGGATTTGGCTTTGCAGGATTTGGCGGCGCAGGGTCAGTTTACGGGTGAGAGGTTGCAGCGGGCTACTGATGCTAATTCGGTTCGGGCTGCTAAGGCTGCTGAGATTCGGGAGGCGATGTCCTAATGGCTAATGGCAAAGAAACAAAACCAAAACCAACTACATCTAGTCCAAAGACTAAAATTAAAGGTCAGTTAGGTGATTTGGGGTCGGATGTCGGAGATTTTTTTGGAGTCTTAGGCGATTTGTTAACAAAAGAAATCGAAGTTCCTGATCCTTTTGGTTGGAGAAGCGACCCTGTTGGCGCTTTTCAAAGTGGTGTAGATGATATAGGAAATTTTTTAGGACGACAGGCGGATGCTTTAAAAGTTAAAGGTTCGGGTACACAAAATGTAGAACGTGCAAGAAATTATGTCCGTCCAGCACCAGCGGGTCCTTCTCGTGCAGGAGGGGTTGTCACACAACCTTCAGAGATGGATGCACGTATTAGACAAGATGCAGCGCAAAGAGTATTGGAAGCACAACTTGCAAATATGGCAGGAAAATATCAGCCTCAAGGCATAGATAATGTTACTCCTGTTACTCCTCCCACTATGCCTAGCGCTAATAGGGGGTCGCCTTATGGTGGTGGTTCTGGTAGAACGTTACCTCCCACATTTGAGGATAGAAGAACTGATTCGGTTTCTGCGGCTGCTGCACAGTTAGCGGCTAAACGTGCTGCTGAACAAAATGCTTTGTTTGCACAAGGCGCTCGTGGCGCTCAAGCGGCTAGACAAACCTCACCTGAATTAAATGCTATAGCAGACATTGCTGGGACTTCTGCTGTAGATCCGTTTGCTGCTGCTGATGCGGCGGGTACGGATATTAGAGGCAGAGATTTAAGTTATCTCCAAGATCCTGAACTTAATCTTGACTTTTTAACTACTTGGGATACTGCCATTAAAGAAACTTTAGGTGACACCAGTGGCATGACTGCTGTTGAAGCGGCAGAAGCGTATGAGACTGCTTCTGCTCAAAAGGCTTTAGATGATGAAATCATCAATCAGGATGTTTTTGATGCTTTAGAGGTTCAGATTGCTACTGATGAGGGTGGTAACATTAATGCTCCTATTTTCCAGTGGGGTGTTACTGAGACTGGTGCAGATCAAATAGTTATGGTTCCGAAAGGAGATCCTGAAGGTGTTCCTGAAGGTGTTCCTGAAGGTGTTCCTGAAGGTGTTCCTGAAGGAGGTGATCCTCCTCCAGAGATTACTGTTCCTCCTGAAGAAGAACTGACTTATGAGCAGAAACAAAAACAATTAAGCACTGATACTTACAATGACCGTATTAAAGAAATTCAAAAAGCAGTTAAAGATGGCAACATTGACATAGATGACGCTCAAACAGCGTTTAATACTGCTAAGAACGAGTTGTTTGCTCAGATGGCTGCATTGAATGAAGCGACTTATGGGACTGTCGAAGACGAATTTCAGGCTCGTACCACTCAACGTGGTACGGATGTTGCCGACATGCTGGCATTACTCGCAGGACAAGGTGTTGAACAGAATCTTATTCAGGATGTCATAGGTGGTGACATTGGAATGAATCTCGCTGGTTACGGCGAGGAGACTGATGCTATGAGAGATTTCATGGGAGCGTTAGAACTTATCGGTCAACAAGGTTCCAGCGAAGCGGAAATGTTAGGTAACTACATGTTTGATAGTTACCGTCAGGATTTGGACACTACTGGTCGGAACATGGAGTTGCAGTCGGCTATGCAAATGTTGGCTGAACAGCAGGCTGCCGCTGAACAAAACCTTCAGTCTTCTATGCTCGGTCCTTACTTCGGTCTTGACCCTGCTTTGATGATGGCTGGTATGGGCGCTGGTATAGATGTTGCTGGTGTGGCAGAAAATCGTGATCTACAGGAACAGGCTGCTACGAATGCTATGGATCTGCTGTTAGCACAACAAGGGTTTGCAACAACTGAACGTGAAGCAGGGCAAACGTTTACTGGTGGTCAAAATTATCAGAACAATCTTTGGGATTATGTAACTGATCAGACTATGAATCCGTACCAGTCGGGAATGTTACAAGTTGCTCAAGATGAACAGCAGATGGACACGTTGAGTTCTTTGATGCAAATGATGCAACCAAGTGAGGCTGCTGCTCAAGCGCAGGCTCAAGCAGATTATGACAATAATCTTGCAGCAGCAATTATGCAAATGCAACAAGGTTACATGCCTGAAACATGGTCGGGTGCTAATTCGTTTACTCCTAGCACTATGACATCTCCTGCTACTACTGCGTTGGACAGAATGACTCCTGAAATGATCAGTGCATTAGAGCAAAGCGATTTTGATATGGGTAATTATTTGGTTGATCAGGCTCAACAAGAACAAGAAACGTTTGCCACAGTTTCTCTCGCTGATGCTATTGGAATGGACCCGATGCAAATGATTGGAGCCAGCCAACATGGAATATTAGACAAACTTATTAATGATTACACATTTGAAATGACTGGTTCTGGGTTTAATGCTACTGCTTCTGATCCTCAAATGGATTTCCCTGTACCACCTACTGACTTGAATCCTGAGGGATCAATTGTGCCTGTTTCATTAAGCAATTATAGAGACATGTTGGACTTCCATTATCCTAATTGGGATGGTCCTGCTGACGAGAGAACTTTTGAAATGATGACTCCTTCTGGTCAGAGTATTAGTGTGGGCGCAGAATTGGAGGATCTGGGTGCTTATGTTGACTTCTTAATGAATGCAGGACTTCCTCAAGATCAGATACTTCAATATGTTCAAGGTATGATACCTATTGGTAATGCTGCGGGAGAATAACCGTGGCTTTTGAACTTCCTCCTGCTGTAAAAAAGTTATCTTTAGACAGGTCTGATCTGTTAGGGAAACTTCCACCACCTGCAAAAACTACTCCTAGCAGTGCTTTGACTGCACCTAGTTGGATGGGTTCTTTGAAACTTCCGTCACAAAAAAGTGTAACTGTTTCACCTGATCTGATACCTGCATATAAACCACCTGAACCTGATAAATCAGGTTGGGGTATTGCTATGGGTGCTTTACAACTTTTTGATTGGGGTCGTGCAGGTGTTGCTTCTACTTTGAAAGAAGGTATTGACCTTCTTCAAGGTGAGGGTTTCAATTTTGGGGATTGGCGTGAACAGTTTGATAACCATTATGGGTTCGGTGAGTTAATTCACGATGAACGTCAAGCCGTAGGCACAGGTTTGCTACTGATGTCTCCTTTCACTATGGGTGTGTCAGGCGCTATGGGAGCGGCAGTGCTGATGGACAACATTTGGGCTGATCGGGTTGTGGGAACTATCGGTGATTTTGCTATTGATCCTATGATGTGGATGGGTGGCTTACCTGCGTTTCTTTCTCGTGGTATAGGAACTGCTCCTAAGTTGATTTCTCAGATGGCGAAGATGGGAACCACAACGAAAACGTTCACGGCTACTGGCAACAAGGCTTATAAGGCTATGGAAGCAGGTTTGAAACCTTTAGCGGCGAAGCAGGGTGTGACAAAATTTACACGTAACGATGTGCGTAATGTTTTAGAAGAAGCGATGAAGGGTGTTCAAAGAGGTAATCGTAAAACTTTAAGTGGTGTTGGCGCAGAGTTAGGCAAACAAGGTCCTTTGGGTGTGGCAATGCGAGAATTTTTGGGTGCAAAATCTGGTTTAGTTATGCGTCTACCTATGACTGGTGCCGCTGGTCGCCTTATGAGAGGCGACAAGTGGATTGAAGGTGCGGGCAAGATGATCGGCAAGTCTGATGACTGGTTCGCTAAAAGACAGTTGAAGAACATTCCTGAAGGTTGGAGATATGAATGGCTTGATAATGATCTGTTGCCATTGATCCAAGCGGGACGTGCTGGTAGACGTGCTTCTGGTGCTGCTAGACGTGAAGGTAAGTTGGTGGAAGGTTTCATGGGTGATGTCACCAACATTAAGGACGCTGCGGGTGTTGCTTTGGCAGCGGCAAGAACTCCTTTGGAGATTGCTCTTCCTAGTTGGAGCCGTAAGGTTGGTTTGGGTGGTGCCGTGTTGAATCGGGTTATGGATTTGCCTGTGCGTGGAGCGTTGGCTGTAACCCCTAAGGCTGCTCAGGATCGTCTGCGTATAATGTTCAGACCTGATCCTATTTATGAGGTTGTTGACCCTACTACTAATAAAAAAGTTACACGTAACATTTTGTCTGAAATGTTGAAGAGCGACAATCCGTATGACATGGCTTTGGCTTATAACTTTAGAACTGACATGCGTTGGGGTAGACAAATGGAGAAATTTTTTACTGATTCATTTGATAAAGCAAGCGAAAGAGTTCGTAAAACTGCCAAAAATTATAAAGTTAGTGATGAGGATATAAGCGATTTTCTTGACACTGCTTTAGATATGTCTCCTACTGATCCTAATTTGGCTCTTCGTACTGGCACTTTTTATGACAATTTACCTGACAGTGTTAAAAAATTAAGTAACGACGAGTATCAAAACATGGTTAAACAGTTGGATGACTGGGTGAAGGTTATTGATGAACAAACTTTAAGTGCTTACGCTGGCGCTGATGGTCGTTGGAGAATGGCTGATGAGGTTGCTGAGAGGGAAGGAATGTCTTATCGGTTACCTCGACGTATGCTCCAGAATGCTCAGAAAAGATTATTGGAACCTAAGTTTCATACCATTGTCAATGAGGGAAGTATAGATAATTATGCTTTTAAAGTTGGCGGTGTTAAACAAGACACTCTTCCTTTTGATGCTCATGGTCGTTTAACTCCTGCTTCTTTAAGAGCGCGTCCTCGTAAGATTGGAGATTTTGTTCAAATTTATGATGATGCTGGTGTGGCAACAGAAGGAACTATAGGTAAACATTTGCCTAGAGGTGCCGAAGGTCAAGTGGATGTTTTGTTGAACGCTGATGGTTCCATATTTCGTTTACAGGACCCTAAAGAAGTCGGTTTGTCTTTCCGTCGTCAGATAGACAACGTTTATGAAAATGCTTTCGGTGAGAAAGCATTTGAGGGAAAGTTTATGACTCTCAAAGATTCATATAAGAGGGGTATGGGTCGTGATATGAGGGTTGAGCATTTTCTTAAAAGAGCGAAACAATACTATCCGATGGTCAAGTTGGATGATTTGTTGGATGACATTGAAGGTGTTGTTGCTCGTTGGGATGAGGCTGAGAGATCATATTATGCTACTACGGGTAAAATCAAACTTAAAAAAGAAGGTTACAAGGGTGAGAAAGTAAAAAGAGGGGCTACTGTTCCCGCTAAAAAACATTATTGGAAGTATCAACAAGGTCTAACTAAAAAAGCACTTGAAAAAGTAGAAGGTAAAAGCGCTGCGCTTCTTGAAAAAGAAGCGAAACTAGGAGATTTAGAGTTGCAGATTGTACATGCTCAACAGCAAGTTGAGGCAATCTCGGAGATGCTTTCTAAAAAAGGTGTTGATCTTGAAAACATCTTAGAGAATGTGACGGCTGGACCTGTTAGAACTTGGCAGAAAGAAGCACCTGAGATAGTTGTTGAGGTGAAACACGCTGCTGAATATCTGGAGAATATAACGAAGTTACATGATGCGGTTGCAGAGTTACAGGAAGAAATCTTTGCCATTATCAGGAAAGACATTGGTCGTCAAAATATGCCTTTGTCGAGGGGTTCTTTGCTGGCTGAACGTGAGCGTTTAGTGGCGTTGGAAGCAGAGTATCGTGCCGCTGTGGAAGCGCAAAATGCGGCGGTTAGACGTATCGAGCAGATTGAAGCACAGTTACCTGATGATGTTAAGAATTTTGAAAAGATAACTAGACAGTTGCGTCAGAAAGAGGAAACGCTTCCTTTGTTGGAGGAGCAGGCTGCGGTTTTGAAACCGCTTGAGAGGGATTTTGCCACAACCGATCCTGTGGTTACGGAACTAGCGGAACAGTTAGACAAGTCAGTAAAACGTTACCAAAATCTGATTGACAATTTGGAGCAAAAGTTACTTGCGGTGGATGAGACTACTAGCAAGGGGAAGGCTTTAGTTAAAGAGTGGAATAAACTTAAGAGAAGTTTAACTACTGGTCGTGATGCTGCCGCTTTTATAGAGCAGTTGACTAAATCTCAAAACAGACGATTAGATAAATTAAAAAATCTCAGGAAGCAACTTAAAGAGTTGGAGGATCAACTTACTCTTTCGGATAAACAGTTGGAGAAACAGTTTCCTGATGTTGCTAAGAAAATAAAAGAGTACGATGCGGTTGGTCAACTTCCTGCTAATACACAGAAAGTTCCTGACAAGGTTTTTATTGCTGGGGCGAAAGGTCAAAAAGGAAAACATGTCTCATTGTTGACACCTGAGCAGGAGGCTGAGTGGGTGAGGCTTACGAAGATTATAGGCAGCGAGGGAAAAGATCCTACTGGTTTAACAAAAGAAGTTATGGAGGCTGAGGCTCTTTACAATACTGTTTTTGAGAAAAGTATCCTTCAGGAATTGGCGTATACGACTCGTATAAATAATGCACGAAAGTTGAGAGCCGAGTTGAAGGCTGAACGTGCGCTAGGTCCTTTTAAAAAAGGTGGACAACCTGAGAAGCGACGCTTGGAAAGAATCGCTGGTATGGAGCGTCGTTGGAAACAAAACAACTATGACGATGCGATACATGTTGATACTGCTAAGAACGAGTTATCGCGGGCGCGAGAAAGATTGTCTGTTGTTCAAGCGGAAAAAGATTTGATACGAAAGGCTGCTGGGCAGAAGGCTAGAGAGTTGCGAAAGGGGATACCTCGACCTAAATATCCTCCTGTAGCAGGCAGGGATGCTCAGAAGTTGTCTACTTTGAGAAAAAGGATTGGGAAACTCACCCAGTATGAAAAAGGGTACGGCGATCTGGCTGATCCTAAGGTTGTTGCGGCAGCGGAAGAGATCAAAAAAGTTTCAGATGATTTAGAAGAATTGTTAGAAGACACTGTTTTTGATATGGAGATGGTTACTAGAACAATTAAACATAGGGGTAAAAGAGCAGGCGAAGAAACCGTGGTTAAAGAGTGGGTAGACACTGCGGGTGTAAAAAGAAGCGTGGAAGTTAATAAAGATGGAACTTTTAAATTTATTGATGAAAGAACAAGAGCAACTAAATCTGGTGGACCGAAGCAAGGTAAGTGGACACGTACAACTGGCGATGCGGTTCCATTGGCTCAACTTGTTGAGGCTCAAGGTAAACGGGTTACTCTTCTTGAAGCAGGAATGCAAGCAAAAATTAAACAAGCGCAATTACAAGGTCCTTTAATTGAGATTGCTGGTGGGGGTCCTACTCCTTTGCCATCTGCGGCTCGTTTGGCTGCTGTCAGTCAAGATGGTTCTCAAGGTGTTATTAGGGTTAAAAGAACTAGAAAGTTGGATTATTACCTTGGGGAAGACCCTGACACTATCCGCATGATGGAGATGAGGGAGGAATTGTTACCTCGTAAGGAACAATTCATTGAACTTCGGGTTAAGAAGGTAGGGGGACGTTGGCAGTATGCAAATCTTAGGGAAGATTTTGGTGGACAGATGGTTGGTCCACCTGCTCTTCACTCTGAATGGAGAGGTCCCGCTAGAAAACAAGGTTGGCGTTTTTATGATGAAGGTGTGGACCCTACTACTGGTCGTCTAGACGTTGATCCTAAAGAAGTGACTGCTATTGAAAAAGAGATAGATGATTTAACACAGTTGAAACGTCTGGCTGAAGAGGAAGCATCTGAAATGTGGGAGAACATTCAGATGCGTAGGGCAGATGTAGAAGATCTTGAAGAGATTTTAAGAACAGGTGAGGTTACTCCTGAAATGGAATCTTTATTGGCTGGTAGAACTTTAGAAGATCTGAAAAAAGAATTATCAGAGGCTGAACAACTTTTACCTGAACTTAATCAGCGTGGTAAGGATCTTGGGAAGCAGTTAGAAACATTGACTGCCGAATCAGAACATTTAGGTTTATCTAAGGTGGGTAGGTTATCAGGCACTCCTTATGAGAGTAATGCTCCTGCCCGTTTAGCAGCGGAACAGGAAGACATTGCTCGGCTTGCAAAACTCAGACAACAAAAAATTAGTGAGGGGTTCGCTAAGAACGATGAACGTGACCAGTTGCTTAATTTTTTAGAACAGGATTTGCCTCCTGCTAATGTTGCTGAAAGTTTAGATGAGGCTCAGGCGGCTTTCGGTTTGAATTTGGATACTTTAAAAAACACTGTTGAGCATGTTCGTGAGCAGATAAGTCTTGTTAATGCTTCGGCTGTGAATGTTGCTAAGAGTGATGAGACTGTTGAGGCTTTGCGGATACTGTCCACATTTTTGACTAATTTAAGAAAAGGTGTGGCTGGCGCTCAGGGTGTCACATCTGTTAAACGCTTAGGCGTTTGGGCAAAACATGTAGAAGAGTTATATAAGTTGGACAATTTGTTTGCCCATGACAGGTTCGCTGCTGCGTCTAGGAATGCTGATAGCAATTTGTCTTCTCGTCAAGTTTTAGAAGAGGCTCAGAAAAAGAATGCTCTTTTTCAAAATAAGACTGATGATCTTGTTGAAAAGTATGGTTTAGGTCAGCCTTCTCCTTTTGAGGATGTGCAACTCACTTTAAAGGAAATGGAAGAGTACAACAAGTTGGTTGCTTTAAGAGATGAGTTGGTAAACAAACAAGAGAAACTTGCTCAAAAAGCCAAGATTGGCAAAGCGAAACTTGAGGAAGCAAAAGTCGAGTTGAATCAGAAGGTTATAAAAGAAGAAAATGCTTTGGAGAGAGTCCGCACGATGGAGCAAGAAGTTTTAAATTTGGAGCGGGAAGATTTGGTTCAAGCAACAGCAGAGTGGCAAGCGGCTCACGGTGCGAGCATTGATCTGCGTGGAAAAGTCGAAGAGATCATTGGTGAAGTTGAGGGTACGGCTATTATGCGAGGTGGCACATCGAGAAGAGCAACCATAGGTAGAGGTGCGGAAGAATTTGCTGACAGTTTAAGGAAAAGCACGTATCTTCTTGGTAACACTTTTAGTGATAAAACTGTTAAAACATCTGTTAAGAAGACACGGGATCAGGCTATGGGCATGTTGCGTGATGCTGTTAGTGCTTCTGAGTGGGGTCCTTGGAGTTTGATGAACGCTAATGAGGCGATGAATCAGGATGTTGCTGCGGTAATTAATGCTTTCGCTAAGATCAATGATCCTGTCGATTCCGCTTGGATGTGGCAAAGATGGGATGGGTTACAGTCTTGGTTGAAGGCTGGTATGATCGCTACCCCCGGATTTGTGGAGCGTAACATTTTTGGTGCGTTCTTTAACGCTTGGTTGGATGGGGTTAATCTTAGAGAGATTACAAATGCTGCTAATTTAACTAGACAAATAGGTCAAAAGGCGATAAAGGATCAAACAAACTTTTTGACTGCTGCTCGTTCGTTGGCTAACAGTAAGCATAAGAACGCTAATCTTTATAAAGATGTTGTTGATTTGTTAGAAGCAGGTGTGCGTGGTGGCGGTCAGGCTGTGTCTTCTGTCGAGTTGCAGTACGGGTTGAGTAACGCTTGGAGTTTAGAGTTGCTTCTCGGTGGCAAGATACGCACTGGTGGTCGCATGGTGGGCGCTGTGTTGAATCCTTTCAACCCTAGGTTCGCTCCATTTAATGCTGTTAGAACTGTTAACAGTTGGGCTGAGGATGTTATCCGTATCGGTGTGGGTATGGACACATTGAGGTTCGGGGGCAACATTGATGATGCTATAGAACGGATCGCTAAAACACAGTTTGATTATGATGAGTTAACACAATGGGAGCGGACTTGGGCTAGGAGAATTATTCCTTTTTACACTTGGACTCGAAAGAATCTTCCTTATCAGATGGAGAAGTTCTTAACTCAACCATATAAATATAATCGTTTAATTTCTCTTAAACGAAATCTTGAGATGGGTACTGACGCTGAGGGTGTTGTTCCTGATTATTACATGGAACCATTTGGTATCAGGCTACCTATCAAGTATAAGGGCGCACGAGTTTATACTGCTCCTGATGCTCCGTTTCAGGATCTGTTCAGATATGCGGATATTACAGGTCCTATAAGTGGTCTTAAGGAAATAGGTCAGCAGATCGCTGCTTCTACTTCTCCTATTATTAAAACTCCTTTAGAGGTTGGTTTCGGTAAACAGATTTTCACTGGTGTTCCTTTTACTGGCAGATATCAGCAGGCTCCTAATCCGATAACTAAAATTGAACCTTTGATGCAGGTGTTGGAAGAAGTTGGTTTGGCTAAGAAAAACTTTCACGGTGATTGGAAGATGAGAGATCATCATATCTTTTTGGTGAATGGTCTGTTACCTACTGTTAGTTTGATTCGTCGAGCGTGGCCGAATGAACGCAAGTATCAGCGTAGCCATTTAAGAAATATTGTTAGTTTCTTAGGTGGTGTGAATGTCAACTTTAACACTGCTGAGGTGCAACATGACTGGTTGCAGGGGCAGAAGTGGGATGAAATATCTGAACGGCAAGATATGCAAGACTTGTTGCGTAGGATGAAGTAACGGGACAAAGAGGAGTATAAGTTATGAAGCACGTGTCTAGAGAAACGTGGGGTGCTAAACCTCCACCTAAAGGCAAGTTCGACAAGTTAAACAAATCAAGAGTGCAGGGTGTTGTGGTACATCACTCTGGTGTGCAGAACGGACCTAAAGGGTCCGCTGCTGTTAAAGCATTTGAACGCCATCACATGGGTAAAGGCTGGGATGGTATTGGTTACAACTGGCTGGTTGATGAGACTGGCACTATTTTTGAGGGACGAGGTTGGGATAACCGTGGAGCGGGAACTAAAGGTTGGAACAGTCGTTCCATTAGTGTTTGCTTTACTGGCTGGGGTGGTGACAAGCCTAATGACAATGTGTTACGTGCTTTACAAACAGTTGTTGATGCCGCTGAATATCATTTCGGCAAAGGTATGTGGGTTTCAACTCATCGTAAAAAGAGTCGTGAGGGTTATACGACGTGTCCTGAGAAGTGGTTAGGTGACTGGGTTGAGAACGGTATGGGGGTTGTGGAACCACCTGAGACTGTTGATTGGGCTGCGATCATCCAGTTCTTTAAAGATTTACACGAGCAGGTGAAGAAGACTCCTTTGTCTCGTCCTAGCCGTAGTCGTGGTTTGCCTGTGCGTTTGGTGCAGGGAAAGTTAGCGGAGCGTGGTTTTAATGCTGGTCCTGTTGATGGGGTTTACGGCAAGAAAACTGGTGACGCTGTTAGAGAGTTTCAGAAGACACAAGGTTTTTTGAAGGTTACGGGTGTGGTGAACGGTGAAACGTTCGGCTGCCTGTTTATACAATAAGGAAAAATATTATGCCAAAGGGTACAGGATATGGTTCTTTTGAGGACACTTTTGGTTCTCAGGATGAGCAACTTCACAACTCTTCTTCTTCATTTAACATGTGGGATATGAGTCAGAAGGCTAAGAAAGCCGCA